TCAGAGAGCTGAGGGGGCGACCTTCGGGATGCTCAGGTCGTAGATGTCGAGCATGGACTCGTCGCGGTGGCCGCTGGCTTCCTGCTTGTCGGCCCTGGTGCCTGGGGTGTCAGTGATGCCGCGACGTTTGAGGTCGTGCAGGCCGAAACGTTGCTCGGCGGTGATGACGCCCGCCACGATGGCGTTACGCATGAAGCGGTTCCAGGCGGTGTCCAGGCCGGACTTGCCCAACGGGCCGCCATGGTCGGCGGTGATGATGAAGCGTTTCTCGGGATTGACCGGCACGGCCGTGCCCCGGGCTTTCCATACTTGGGAGCGGCGGGCCTTTGCAGCGTCCCAGGCGGCTCGCAAGCGCGGCGTCCAGGTGACCACATTGTCACGGCTGCCCTTGCGTCGGTTGGTGAGCACGCCGTCGGCCAATTCGTTGGCGTCGGTCAGGGTGACGACCTCAATGCCGCGCAGCCGGCAGAGGTAGGCCAGTTCCATGACGTAGCTCAGGTGCGGTGGTACCGCGTCCTTCTGCCCGCGTTTCAATTGGCCCAGCTCGCGGGCGCGGCCGATCAGGCGTTGCATCACGTCATGCGACGGCAGCCGACGCTGCTTGCGCTCTACAGGCGCCTCGATGCCCATGGCCGGATTGCTGTCCAGATAGCCGCGGTTGCGGCCCCATTGCATCACCAGGCGTAGGTACCGCAGCGCATGGGCAGCCTTAGACGGCGTGCCCTCGTCAGCGATCCGGTCAATGATCCGCTGGATCAGCGCAGGGGTGAACTTGCGCACGGCCAGTTCGCCGAGGGGTTTGCCTAGCTTGGTGGGAATTTTGGCCAGAACGTCGCGCGACCAGGTGTAGCTCTCCTGGGTTTTCGGCGCGAGCCTCTTGAACCTGGCGCTGTCATGGTACTGCTCGCAAAGGTGGTTCAGGCTCTCGCGGTCGATGCCGTTGCGGACTTCCATGATCTTGTGCAGCTCGGCCAGCGTGGCCGAACAGCTGGCGATGTTCTGCCGGCGCTGCCGGCCGGCTTCATCGCGGTGCAGGGTGTACCAGGTTCCCTTGCCTCGGTGGTCAAAGAAAACGGCCGCTGGGATAGCGGCCTGGTCGATGTGCTGGGGGATATTGGGGTTGTTCTTCCTGGATCGCCTCATAGAATCTCGACGCCGTACTGCACCTGGGTGCCGGCTTTCAGCCCGCCGGCCTGGTTGATTAGCTCCACGGTGGTCCAGGGACCGGTGCGGCCCCGGAAAATGCGGATGCCCTGCTCGTGCAGGGTCCGCTCCACGTCTGCCCGTCGGGCATATCCGGTAATGCGCTTGAGGTCGTCGAATGTCAGCACGCGGGAGACTTCGCTCATGGCTGGGCCTCCAGTGTACTGCCGACGACCTGTGGCCACCGCCGAGAATCGTAGCTCCGGCCTTCTCGCCGCACGTCGTTACTCATGCTCCCTCCCTAGCCATTCGTGGCGGCGACGCCACTGGTTGCGCATTTCCTCGATCAGCCGGGTGACGGCCTGCTCGCCGCGCTTCTTGAGGTGGGTTTCTTTCAGCTCGGCCACCTTCTCCGGCGTGGTGTTCCCACGCCGGAGCCAGTACCTGGCCTCGCATTCCAGCATGTGCTGGCGTTCGTCCTGGTCAGCCATGGTAGATGGCCACCCCATGCGAAAGCTCCACCACAGTCATCCGGTCGGCTCTGGCCAGGAGGGCTAAGGCGTTGTGGACAGCACGCCAATCGCTCGGCGTACTGCTGGTGTGGATGATTGGCCGCTCAGGCTTGGTAAAGCGCAGGTGTCCGCCGTTGGTGTAAACGACTGACCAGCCGTTGCCCTGGGCGTACTGGAGCAGCGGCAGCAGGCGTTTAAAGCGACCACAGCGGCGGCCGCCCTGGACCATCAGACGGCGGCTCATGGCGCATTCCTCGCGCCGCAGTTGGGGCAATCCTCGAAGCGTTGGCGGTCACTGAGGAAGCGGCCGCAGCCGTCGCAGTTGAGTCGGTCGCTGTAGCGCTGGGAGCGCGGGCGCTTAAGCTTGGGCAGCTTGAGGCCGACCGAGCGCAGTGCTTGCTTGTGGTCGAGCATGGAGGCCAGCACAACCGGGCGGCTGTGTTGGTCGATGTAGCCTTTCGGCCATGGCAAATAGCCGCGCCCGGTGAAGCCCGCCGCATGCTCCAGGCTCCAGGTGCTGGCGTCCGTCAGGTTGGACGTGCGGCCAATGCCCAGCGCCATCCAGATCAGGCAGTTGCCGTCCCATGCCTGTTTGTAGGCGACGTATATGCGGTCGTCCGCCGGCGCAGCGGCCAGCGCCTGTTCCGCTGGCACGTCCAGGTACTGATGATCGACGCCGACCTGTGCCCGGGTGCGGACGTACTCCACCGGCCAGGGTAGGTCGGTTTCGCGGCACTCGTACTGCTTGACTGCGGACTCGCGTTTGAACTGCTCGGCCTCGTCCAGGTTCGAGGTGTAGCCGCCGCCCTCGCGCCAGAACATCGCTCGGCTGCCGACGTTGCTGCGGCTGTCTTGCACAAAGAAAAGGTCAGACATCAGTTACCCCCTGTTGCGCAACGCTCAGACCGACAGCCACCGGGCGGACCCAGATGGGCATGCTGTTGAGCATGAAGGTTTCGCCGGCTGCGGCCAGCAGTAGGGTGGTGCCCATCACGTGGGCGATTGCTTCGGCGGCAGCTGGCGGCACCGCATTGCCGATCCGCTCACGCCAGGACTGGTCGCTTAGGCCGTCCAGTTCCAGTTGTTCCTCGGGGTCGACCAGGCTTTGCAGCGCAGCCAGCTCCAGGGTGGTGAACGGGCGGTGCCAGGTGCCGTCCAGGCTGGTGATGATGCAGGTGAGGCGGTCGGTTGCCGTCGGCATGCGCGGGTCAGCCACAGACCAGCGGCCGTTGTCGTGGCAGGCGCTGGCCGATACTGCGCCGGCAGGCTGGTCGAAGCCGACAACGCCGTAGTGCCCGCCGGTGAGGTAGGCGTCGCCCTTCTCTTTGGCCATGCCAGGGCGTGGGTCGGCTACGCACTGGCCTGTGCCGTGAGCGCTGGTGACGGTTTGGGTTGCTCGCTCGTAAGGGACGATGCGGAACTCGTTAGAGTGTTTCGCTGCGCCCATGTGGCGCGGATCCTGAATTGCGAACGCGCCTTGGCCCGTGGTGCTGCCCGAAATGACAGTGCGCGATACGCCATCCCACTGAGCCACGTTGTATTTGGCGTGCCCGATTCCTGGGTCGCGCGGATCGGCGACGCTGAACGTGCCTTGCCCGGGCGACTTGACGCCGATCACCGCGCCGCTGGTTTCATCCCAACGGCGCACGCCGTACTGCTGGTATTGCAAGGCCCCAGCTCGTGCCCGTGGATCTGCTACCGAGAACTTGCCGTTGGTTGGCCCGCTGCGCGCGGCTACGGTGCCGGCGGTTTCGTTCCATTCATGTACGCCCAGGAAGCCGTCCCGGAATTGCGGAACAATGATCAGGTCACGCAGATAGCCGTCCTCGATCGCTAAATCGTTCAGGCATCGCCAGTCCTTACCGGCTTCGACCAAGGCCAGGCGCACCCATGTTTTCCATTGCAGCGCTGGAACCCGGTGCATCGGGCCCGCGGCTTCCACGTCGCCGGCCATGGGCATGCGTCCCAGGATCGAACCTACCGACTTGAGGGTTTTCTTTTCCGGCTCGTACAGGAAGGGCGGCACCTTCTCGATGTGCCTGGCCACCAGCAAGAATCGCTTGCGGCTCTGGGCCAGGCCACCGATCACGCCGCAGTCGTGGGTGGTTTCGGCTACGGCGTAGCCGTAGAACTCCAGGAGCTTGCCGATCTGGTCCAGCAGGTGCCTGCCGCGGGTGGCCAGGCGCGGGACGTTCTCGAACACGATCAGGCTGACCGGGTTGTGCTTCCAGGCCTCGCACATGAGCCAGACGCAGCGCAGTGTCAGCTCGTTGAGGGCTTGGTATTTAGGGGTGAGGCTCATGGTTTCCGACAGCAGCCCGCTCGCACCCTTGCAGGGGCTGCTGATGAATACCGCGTCCGGGTCCTGGTTGTTGGCTGCACGGCGCACGTCCTCGGCAGTGGCTTCCCGCCATTCCGCCGGAGGCTCGACGCCGTGAAAGGCGGTGTACTGCTCGCGGGTGAAGAGGTCCATCAGCGTGCCGGGGATGCCGGCCAAGCGCTGGAAGTCGCGCAGGCCAGCTGGATCTACGTCGACGCCGCCGACGCACAGCCACTCGGCCTGCATGTTGCCGACTACGGGCTTGGCTCGGTTGAAGCCCTTGGCGCCGCCGCCTAGGCCACAGCACATATGGAAGTGTTTGAGGGTGCGCTTAACGAGCATATCGGCGCCCCTTCTGTAGCTTGACTGCTGCTTTCTCGGCCTGGAGGGACTCCCACTCGGCTTGCTTGGTCTGCTGGCGGATGCGGCTGCACTGGGCATGTTTGCGGGTCGAGCGGGCGTTGCCGCAGATATCGCAGATGCTGGGCAGGTCCAGGCGGTGGCTAGCCATCGCCGGCCGGGTGCGTTCGGTGGTAGCCTTTCCGACGCTGACTTCTTTGGGGTTCACTTGCATGGTGCTTCTCCTTGGGGTTGGTCGGTCTCGGAGGGTTGCCGCCCTCCGGGGCCATCTTTTATGCCGCCACGTAACCGGCGGCGGTCTTGCTCAGCAGGCCGGCTTCGGCGGCCTTCTGCATCAGCTTGGTGGCTCGGTCACTGCCTATCCGCAGACCCTTGGCGACCTGACGCACTGCCACCTTCGTTCCTCTTTCCGTGCTGGCTATGAGCTGCAGCAAATCGGTCGGCAGCCCTTCGCTGGCTGCTGGTACCTGCTCCGTTTTCTGGCGTTCCTGTTGCTGTTCCTCGGTCCGTTCCTGTTCCGCTGCTACTGGTGCTGGGGCGCGTTCCTGCGTGGGGGCTGGACGTAGGGCGGAAAGGATCAAGGCCGGCACAATCTCCAGTGCAGCCGCGAAGCCGAGGCAGAGCAGGGTGGCCAGTTCGAGAGGCAGGCCCGCGGCCTTGGTTGGCAGGGCCAGCAGGGCAGTGAGCTCTTGCGACGACTGGTCCCGCCGCGCCTGGGCGCGCTCCCGTTCGGCGTCGATGCGTGCCATTGAGGCTGTCTCCAGCTCCAGGGCACGGGTGACCATGCCTCGCTCGCGCAGTGCGTTGGCCTGCTGGTGGACGGCTGCCGCATCGCTGTCGAGCTGCCCGATGCGGGCGGCGTCTGCGTCGCGCTGCTCCACCAGGTCGATCTGCCGTTGTTCCTGGCGTGCTTGGTGCTCGGCGCGGCTGTTGATGATTGAGGACATGAGCCGGTCGTAGCTGGCCCAACCGGAGACGGCTCCTAGGGCCAGCGCGCAGGCCATCATCAGCAACGCGCACAGGGTTCGGCGCACGACCAGGAGGCCGAGGGCCAGCGGCCAGGCGACATACTTGAATAGGTCCAGGACCACCGCGGCCGAGGCGAACAGAACGGCGAGCAGGGTGTTGTCGATCAGCGAGGCGATGGCCAGAGCCACCGACGTGGCGGTCACCCCCGCCAGTGCGGCGACCATGGCGAGTAACGGCCAGCGGTGGTGTTGTTTTAAGTGGTGCATGGTGCTTCTCCTTGGGGATAGGCCCTACCGAGTTGCCGCTCGGCGGGGCCTTCTTGTTTCGAGGCTTAGCCCCAGGCACGTTTCAGGTGCGACCAAATTTCGTCGCCGTTCTCGATGTACTGGTGCACTTCCTGCTCCGGCCGCCGGTCCAGGCGGAGTACGGCGAGGCAGTCGTCCCAGAGGGCACTGTCAAGCCCGCGCAGATCGGTAAGCGAAAAGGGGAATGCGCTGCCGTTGTAGAGGCCCAGCAAGAAGCGTCCGACGATGCGGCTCTGCCCGGTGCAGCGTTGGGCTACTGGCAGCAGTCGCTGGAGGGCTTCAACGCCGGCGGTGCGGACGTATGGGCGTTCTGCCTCTTCCACCGCTAAGCGGTTCAGGTCATCTCGGATACGGTCATGTGCGGAGCTCATGCGCGCTCTCCCAACTTGGCCACGCGGGCGGCCTCGTATTCGCTTGGCAGAATCTCCACCGCACCGGTGATCCAGCCGGACGTAGGTTGGTCTGCAGCTACGTTCGCTTCGTGGTCGGCCTGGTTGATGGAGAAGCCGAGAACGAAGTAGGCCACGCCCTGGTGCTCAAACTTGATGCCGCCACAAAGCAGCAGGCTGCCGGTGTTCAGGTTGAGCCGGTCCCAGTAGTCGTGGGTGTCCAGGCTAGGCGGGCAGTGTTCCTTCCATAACTCGCGCAGGCGCTCGTGCTCGGCTCGAATAGCAGCACGCTGCTCCTTGGTGATGCCCTTGGGTGGCACTGCCTGTTGGCGGAGGCTGCGGTAGCCGTACTCGTCAGGGCGGCACCAGTGGACGTCCAGCTCGCGGCTGGCGGACAGCTTCACGCCGCCGGCGTAGTGGGAGATGATGTCGCGCATTGGGGCGATGGCACCGCCGAACAGCTTGCCCAACTCGACCAGTTGCTCATTCAGCAGGTCTTTCGCCTGGTAGAACTCCCGGACGATGGCCACCACCTCTGGGGCTTCGGACTTGTAGAAGTAGTTCGACATGGTGGTCCCCTCAGTTCGCAACGACGGCGTGGATGGTCTGGTTGCCCGGCAGGCGGCGCGCCAGGACCTGTAAAAGTTCAATCTGTTCTTCGCTGCATTCGTCGATGCAGATGACATTGGCGCCTCGATTCGCGAGCCACCGTACCGAGCGCGCCAATGCGTCAGGTGTGCAGTGGCGGCCTACCAGAATCTCTTGCTCGCTTTGCCCGTCGGCCTTGGCGATCTGGCGCAGGCGGATGGTCTTGCCGGTGGCGGGTGCGCCGCGTTCTACTTTCAGTTGCATGGTGCTTCTCCTTGGGTTGGTTGCCCGGACGTTGCCGCGTCCGGGCGGTGGGTTTAGTGCAGTGCCACGGTCAGCAGAGACGGGGCGTAGTAGCCGGCCAGCGCGAGGGCCAGCAGGGTCAGGCCGCTGACGGCCAGGGTGACCAGCGTGTCGATGCGGTTGCTCTGGTAGAAGTGGTCGTTGTCGTTTTGCATGGTGCTTCTCCTTGGGGTTGATGCCGGCGTTGCCGCGCCGGGGTTGGGTTAAACGAGCTGGAACAGCCAGCAGCGCACTGTCCTCGCGGAGCCGTGGGCGTCGACGGCGATGGCTGAGTTGATGGGCTTGTTGGTTTCCAGGAATTTCGGCGACTTGCTGGTCTTGAGCACGCGCTTAAGGTCGCTGAGGTTCGGCAGCTGCTGGCGCTTGTTGGCCGCTGTCTCGACGAACTCGTTGAGATTGATGGCGAAGAAGGCCGACTTGCGGGAATGGTTCAGCTTGCCGCCGGCATCGCCCAGAGGGCCGTTGAGGAACTCGACCATGTCCCAGAACTCGCGCACGAGGGGATGGTCGGCGTTGATAGCTTCCTGTCGCTCCTGGGCCATGCGCGCTACCTCGGCGTGGACCAGATCGGCGCGCTCATCGCTCAACGGGACCACCAACTGGAGGGCATCCACCAGGCTGCGCAACTGAGCGTGGTTCTTGGCGATACGCACGGTACGGATACCCGGTAGGGCCAGCAGCTGCTGCTCGTAGCCAGAGGTACGCTCGTCCAGCAGCTTGAGGACTTGAGCCTCGGGCTGCAGGGCCTTGATCAGAAAGCCGCTGAGCTGCTCAACCGGCATGCGCTCCAACTGCTCGGCGAACAGTTTGGTTTCCGGTGTCTGGTGCTCGCGGGTCAGGTGCACATGACCCAGGCGCTGTAGGATCGGCTCCGAGGCGTTGACAGCGTTGTTCTGGGCGATCAGCAGGGCTGCCCGGAACGGAGGTTCGCGGGTGTCGTTGCCGTTGTTCTTCACGCCGGTGGAGCGCACGCTGCGCCCGTTGTAGGCGGTCTTGAGCTCGTCCCAGTCGAAGTGCTTCACCGGGGCGCCTTCCTTCTGCTCGCGCTCGGACTCGATCAGCACCACCGGCAGGTTGCCGACCTGGGCGAAGTTCCGCGCCCGGCTGGCCGGGGTTGCCTTGGACGGGTCGAAGCCTTCGTATTCGGTGCGTCCGGTGGTTTTCCAGAGCAGCTCCACCAGAGTGGTCTTGCCGGAACCGGCTTCGCCGATCAGCTCCAAGAACAGGTAGGACTTATGTATATGGCGGATTTGCTCCGCATACAGAGCTCCCAGCCACCAGGCCAGGACCACAGCGCCGCGCACGCCGAAGCATTTCCAGAACAGTTCGAACCAGCCTTCGTTGTAAGCGCTGAGGTCTGGATTGATGTGCAGCACAGGTGACTGGCTCTGCGACTTCACGCTCAGCTTGCCGACGTCGAAGAAGTCCTCCTCGTTGAGCTTGTGCACCTTTCCGCCGGCGATGGCCAGGTCGTTGAACACGTAGACGCCGTGCTCGCGGGTGTAGCCGATCCAATCGATGGTGTTGACGGTCTTGAGGTTGTCGAGCTGTAAGCCGAGCATGCGCTCCAACTGCTGCGGGGTGCCGGTGAACATGGCTCCGTTACACTCGTTCAGCAGACGCTTTTTAAACTCCGGTGCGGCAGTTATCTGCGAGGCGGTGAAGGTTGTCTTAATGGCCTGGGTGTCTGGTCGATCCACGCGGAAGTAGTACCAGGCCTCTTGGGTCACGTCGTTGCGCATGTAGTACAGCGCCTGGAAATTGCAGTTGGCGATGCGCACCACGGAAGTACTTTGGCGCAGAGCCTTGTCCCGCCGTTGCTTGTCGCTGAGCAACTGATCTTCCTGGCGATCAGAGCCTTCCAGCTCGCGTGCGGCGCGTTCGTACTTCTCCAGGTCCAGGTGGAACCAGTACAGGCGGGAGCGGTAGGTAAAGTGGAATTCCTTGCGCTCGTCCCACTCGTACATGAGCAGGCCCTTTTCCTCGGCCGAGTCGGCCAGCAG